TGTGCCGAAGGTTGTTACCAGCGCGTCATTGAAGAGGAACGTGGCTGTCATGGCCCCACTGGAATCAAGTCTGCCGTTGAAAAGTGGCGGGGCAATGCAGGCGGTCGAAGATTGGATAGCATCGCCCGAGAGCTTCCACTGGTACAGCCCGTTCGCTACGGGCGAGCCGTTCGCAAGCTTGAATGTTCCCGTGCAGACGCCCATCTCTATCCTCTAATGGGATTAGAGAGCACGGAACTGTGGCTTGTCATCATAAACATCGGAGGCGGGTAGGCGATTCCGAGAAGTTTGCCAGGATGGAATCCCCACTTTTTTGCGAAGTATTCACGATCACGGTCGGCCTGTTCAAGCTGCTCGCGCTTATCCAGGGCGAGTTTCCACGTCGCGCTGCCGTAGTGCCAGAACTGCAAATTTAGTTGGGCGGCGCGAATGCCATCCCGAAGCATCCGCAGCGAGAGATCTGTGTCCGAAACGTAGTGAAAATAGCCCTCGTCGAGAAAATAGCCGTCTTGTTCGATCAGGGCATCGTAAGCCCAGCGCCGTAGTAGATTCACGGCCATGGCGATGTTTTCGTTCACAATCGAGACTTCCTTGACGACTGGCGGTGGATCTTGATCGGTTTCCGTGGCGCACACGATTCCATGCGGGCAAGCGTTCATCAGGCGATAGATATATGGCGGCAGAATCACATCGTTGGCTACACCCAGAATTTTGCGATGTCCGGCTGCAAATATTTGAGCGGCAAGTTCGTTTCCTATTTTCACTGGAGAGCAGTTGGTGTCGTGGTGGATGAAATGAAAACGATCGGGCGGCTGGCATTTTTTTTCTACCCACTCTCGTGTGCCATCGGTCGATCCATTATCGACAAACCAGATTTCCAGCGGCCCGACGTCCTGCGCGAATACGCTGGCGAGCGCCTTCTTAGTTAGCTCCAAATTGTTGTACGCCACCATTGCTACAGCGTGGCGTTTGGCCGGGTCAGGAGACATACCGAACGGATTCCTTGCGTCCGCGTGGCAGTTTGCGGATCTGATTGTACAATTCCAGTTCGTCGCCTTGATCTTCCGGCGTGAAGGTTGAGCCGCAATTCGGGCAAACGCCGCGCTCTTTGCCATCCGATTGCGTGGCCCATGCTACCACGCACGAGCCGTCTTCGCGGAGATGGGTACAGCGCAATTTCATCCGCGCCTTTTTCTCCCACATCTCTTTTTCACCAGCTTCCTTTGTGGCCTTTTCGCGTAACTTCTGCGCTTCCCTTACCGGATCGACCGGGGGTTTGCGAATTTCCGCAACCACGGTTTTAAGAATTTCCTGAGTTTGTGCGGCATTCGTCTCCATCATTTTCTGAAAGAAGGCGAGCATTTGCGCCATGGTAAGGGGAGCGTTCGATTCAACAGGCGCTGCGTTTGGTTTTTCCATTAGTAACTGTTCTCCCATTTTTTAAGTAGTTCTGCGTCCCTTTGGGCGAGCAATGGACGCGTAAGATTCACCAGCGCCTTGCGCCTGTCCAGTGATAGGTTTTCTGGCTTATATTCAACAACATGCAATTCTCGCAACACCGCAACCAGAAGGTCAATCCGCCGTTCTGCGGTCGACAGGCGTTTGTGATAGAAAAATCGGTCGAGTAAAGTTCGCATGTTACCTCACCAAGATTTCAAGGTTGACATCGCCGTCCGGATGAACGGTCGATACGGTTTGGCAGACTTCAAGGATGGGGCCGCCCACTTTGCGGATCGTCAACACAATGTTTTCGAGGGTGGCTTTGGGGTCGAAGTCTTGCTGTTTGAGTTCGGCAACTTCATTCCAGCGGATCTTCATTGCGAAGCATCGCCTCTCTTTAGCGAATTTTAGTACTGCACAACCATTACCGACGCAGCCGCGATGGTCGCGGCGATCTGCGCCACGCTCTTGAACTTGATGAGCGGGTGGTTGCCCGCCGAGTACGACCCTGAGGCCGGTGCGACCAAATAGCATTCTCCAAGCGAAACGCCGGTTTGCAAGGCTGTGCTACCTGGCGGAATCGAGGCTTCGCACTGGCCGTTTCCTTGAAACTGGAACGAGGCGGTCAGCGTGTAGATGGCAGTCGTGTTCGCCGCAACCGTCGCGGCAGTGATGCCGAAACCTTGTGAAGATGGGAAATACTGTAGCGCGTGATCGCTCACCGCCGTCCGCGTCCAGTTCGATGCTTGGAAGTCAGCCATGAATCACCGCCCCTTAGTTGCCCTGGCTCTGGATGAACAGAAGTCGGGTGCCCGCCGTCAAAGTCGAAGTGGCGCCCGCATTGACAAAGGTCAAGCTCAGCGTGCCGGTTTCCGAGTAGCTAATCAGTCCGGTCGAAGTGTTGGTTTGCTGGGCCGCTACGCCCAAAATGCACGACGCCAAGCCGATGCCGCCTGTCACGGTCGATTGCTGTGCCAGAATGTTGTTGGTGCCGTTCTGTAATGTCGCGTAGGCCACGCTGCCCGCCGAGGTCGCGGTAAAGGCATTGAGTACGATGCAGGCCACGGGGAGTGAAGGCTTGAAAAGGTTTGCCGAAGTGTTGTTGTAGACAATGCTCATCACGGCGGATGTCGAAGTGCCGATGACCGCCAAAGTGGTAGCTAGAGTGCATTCCCCCCATTTTCCAACGCTCGACGGTATGGATGAGGTAAGGGTTCCTTGAACGGCCATGATTGTTTCTCCTTCTGCTCCTAGTCCTGAAAAGAGAGCACGAGTTTTATGCGACTTTAAAATCTCCGAGGTCGGAGGTAAGCCATTTGCCCCGTTCGTCGCAGTGATCCATCACTCCGTACAATCGACGGAAGGCTCCCGCGCTCAAATCGCCACTACGCCGCAGACGAATCAATACTTGACGCCACCCGAAAACGAATTCCACCGCGAGCCGGTCTGCATTTTCCTTGATGATGGTCGCCTCCGGCATAAAGCCGTGACGGAACGATGCGTTCGGTTTTCCGGCAGCGGTTTTTTTGCCATGCACCATCTTGTAGAACCCGGCGCATCCCGGTACATTCTTGGAATCCTCGACCCATAATTTAGGGTTCGCTCTGAGGATTTTCGCCACAAGGTCGGTTGACCACATGCCGTTCGTATACCGTTTTTCGACTTCCGTGAATGCTTTCTGATCGGGGAAGCGAAAACGATCCAGCATCGTATCGGTTCCCTGGCGCACGCCGCGCAGCATTTCGTCGGCAGTGTCAAATTGGTTGACGGGCATAGGCAGCATGGATTCGGTCGTGCAGTCGCGCCGTACCGTCACATGTCCCTTGATCTGCCGATCATGTCCGCGCGTCTGCTTCTTTTTTGGGACAAGCCAACCCTTCGTGTGGATCGACGTATACTCGTTTGCGATAACGATATTACTCATCGAAATTTTCCATTGCGCCTTTCAGCGTTCGCAGTTCGATTCCATCGCGTTTCAGGTAAAGAGCGCCGACGCCCGCCTGATCGAGTGGAGTTTCGTCGTAAGCCGCATCTTTCGACACGTCGCCATACTTTTGAAAGAAAATCTGAATTACCGAGCCATGGGTCACGATAACCACTGGGGCCGACGCTTCCATGCCGCGCCGTACCGCGCGTTCGATTGCTTCGCACGCCTGCCGCTCGAAGTCGCCCCAAGACTGCCCGCCCACGGGAACCTTATCGGGATGGGTCTTTAGATCTTGAATTTCCAGCTTGTGCGCCGACATTGCCTTGCCTTCGAGCCGCGATCCCACATCCCAGCTTCGGAGGCCGATGTCGGTTTCGACTCCGCAATTACAAGCCTGCGCTATAGCCATTGCGGTGGCTCTGGTGCGCGAGAGATCGTCTGTGTAGACTCCGAGCACCATCCGCTCGGAAAAAAAGTCTCCGAGGGCTTCTAATTGCTTTTCTCCGGCTTCGTTGAGGGGTTGATCTTTAAGGCCGCGAATCCGGCCTTGGGCGTCGTCGTCGTTTTGCGCGTGACGGACGATGTAGACGATGGGTGCGCCGATGGCCGGAATGCCAGTGCCCGTGTCAGTAAACGGGCTGCTGGCGACGAATCCGGGAGAGTAACTCATTCTCTCTCTTAGGCGATGGAGGCTTCGTTCTTGAACTGCCGGAACCGGGGATGCAGGCTCGCATTCTGCGGTACGCGCATGGCGGCGTATTTAAAATTATAAGCCGCGCTTGCACCTACAACACGGGCCGGGTCAGCAACCGAGGGCTCCCAGTTACGAACGGTAATCTGGAAATTGCGCTGTTCGGGAATCTCCGTCGCACCCAGCGAAACGCTGAATACGGCGTCCTGGCCGATGATGTAGGTTCCATACCCGGTTTTTGAGCCGGACGGGAAGCTGGCGAAGGTCGTTGCCGTGGTGGTTTCAATGAAGCGCACGCCGCCCACGTCGATCACGCGGTAGGCTTGCACGCCACGCATCAACTCTTCCGAGCCTTCGCGGTGGTACTTCAAAATGTCGATGACGCCGCCGGCTGTGTTGTCATTCAGCAAGTCAAATGCGGGCGCCGGTGAGATGATGCCCACAAACAGGCCGTCCGATTGCGGCCGAACATCCGCATTGCGGAGCGACATCGCGCCTTGACGGACGAGCGATGCGGAAAAGAATTCGTTGTCGGTACAGGAAATTACGACGCTTGAGTCCGCCGAGGCTTCGGCTTCGTACTCCGTCCGCGCAAGCACATTTGTGGTAAGCGCGGCCTGGTAGCCCATTTCGGCGGCGGTGTTTTCGACGATAGGGTCGATTGCCGTTTCGACCAGGATGTCCGAGAACGATGCGAAATTGAAATACTGCTGCACCGTCACATTGCGAATCGACGTAGTGGGATTCTCGCCCGTGCCGACCGTGCCTTCCGTCCCCGGCGTAGTGGCCGCGCCCAGCAGGTCATAGCTGTAAAGCTGGATGGTGCGCCCGTTGCGATCCGGCAATTTCCGGCGCGAGGTTGTCGCCACGTAAGGCAAGTTCGCCTTGAGGTTCTCCACGCCCACGCGGTCATAGTAGATGGACGAAAGATGAGACAACCCCGCAGTCGTAGTGAGCACCGATCCTGGTTGGTATGCCATATTGAAGGCTCCTTAAAAACCTATGTTCCGCGTCTCAGGTCAGCGAAAAACTTCTTCTGCTCGGCGAGAGATAGCGAAGCAAACTTTGCGACATCGACTTGCCCCTTGGCCGGTGCTTCCGGTATGCCTTGGTTCGATGGAACATGAACCGGAGGCGCTGGAGCTTCTGTCAATACCTCTTCAGTTTGCGTGCCAGGTTCAGGGGGTGCCTGTTCTCCCGGTGTTTGCAGCAGTGATTTGTCACCGGCTGCTACTAATTGATGAAAAGAGAGCACGAGATTTTGCTTGGTGATCGGCTTGCCGAGTTTTTCCAGATGGTCGGTGAGCTTTTTCCCGTTCGCTCGGGTCGCTTTGTAGGTGTCGCATTCACCGAGGAATTCTGCGGCAGCTTCTTCTTGTCGGCGATGCAGTTCTCTGGTTTCAGCACGAGACAAGTTTTGCAGAATCGAATCCATTGGCGCACCGTATTCGGCTTCTTCGAGTTTGCGGAGTGCGGCCTGCGGGTTCTCTTTCCACAGGTTAAGAATTTCGGCCTGCTCTGCCAAGGTTAGGTCTTTGCGCTTGAATTCCATCGGCGCGTACAGCGGCTTGTCCTCGAATTCAACTGGGGCTGCTGGCGCTTGCGTAATGGATTTTTCGATGGCTTCGGCAAGGGCTTCAACCGTGGGCGCTTCGAGTACCGTGCCGTTGGCGAGCTTATGGGTAAACTTCTTTTCGGGAACTGCCGGAGTCGTCGTGACGACCGGCTCCGGTGTAACGGGCGGATTGGTTACATCATACTCGCTGCCCAGATTGAATTGATCCGCGTTCGGCGTTTTTCCGAACGGCTTGCGGTCGGGATTGCCCCGCGTGGTATCCATCTGATCGTTGAAAGGTTCGTAGGCTTTGTTGATTTCGATTGCCATTACAATTCTCCTTCGAGCTGTGCGCCCGTTCCGGGTTCGCCGTCAAGATCGGCGGGATCTGGTGGCTGTGGCGGTCGCAGTGGATGACTGAGTAGGTCAACTTGCTTGGCAATTTCCTCGGTCAGAATTTTGGCAAACTGTCGCACGCCGCCAAGCCTGACTCCCGATGCCCAGTATCCATCCCGCGTCGATTGCGTCGAGTAGTTAAGGTGCTGATCTTCCCAGCGGGAGATCATATCTTTTACGATTTTCTGGAAGATTTCCCAGCCTGGTTGCTGCATGAGTTCGCGCAGGGCGCGGGCGTTGTGGATTTTTTTGAGGTAGTCGATTTCCTGTGCCGACAAATCAATTTTTACTTCGCTCACTGAGTTCCTCCATTCGGTTGCGCCTGATCTTCCGACGCTTCTCCGCTGATGGGGTCTGCCCCTTCTTTCATTTCCTCGACGATCCCCTTAACGATTTCCTTGGCGGTCGCCGTCTTCGTCTGCGAGTCGCCCTTGGCCGCAATCTGCTGCATTTGCTGCTGGTGCTCGACTTGTTTGGTCGCCATCTGCTGCGCGAATTCGTTCTTCTGTTTGAGCGCAGCCTGCTCTTTTTGGTTCATCGGGCGTACCCACTTTTGCGTGCCAGCGATTTCAGAAATGTCGGCGATAGCCTGGGCGATTTCCAGCCAATCGACGCACATGCCCTGCAACTGCATCGCCTCCTGCACCGGCTGCTGCTGGAAGATTTGCAGCATGGGCATCATGTTCTGCGCGAGAGCCTGCCGCGCCTTCGCCTTCGCGCTTGCCAGCATTCGGAACTTGAGTTTTGCGTTCACGACATCGAGCATGTCGCCCTGGTAGTCGTGCGCCAGTTCGTCGGTCAGGATAGACGTAATCGTTTCTTCGTCCAGCCATTTCGAGTTGCTCTCCTGAATAAATTCCAATGTGGGAACAAAGATCAGGTCGGAGATGAAGTCGATGAGGTAGCCGAGCCGCGCTCCCACACCCGCCGAGAGCGCGTTCATCCCGGTCGCGGTGCGCGTGATCGACGATGGTCCCTGTTGTCCACCTTGCGTGATGAGTTCGTTGGCGCCGGAACGCCGCTGAGCCCGGGAATCACTCGCTTGCACTTCCGTGAAGGCGTCGGCCAGCGCGGGCGGATATTCGAGCATCTTAATTCCGTCTGGGGTATCGCAATCCATGATGCCGCCCGGACGCAATCTCAGTTGTTGAGCGGGCGTGTTAGAACCCCGTACTCGGATGAAGGAACCCGAAAGCCGAAGAGAGAGGTCATCCAATCGTCCGTTAATGATGCCTTGCTGAAGTCGCTGTTCGCCCTTGAGCAAGCGAGCCAAACCAATCCCGAAGAAAGAGTCGAGCACGTCGGTGAAGCAGCAGGATCGGTAAGGGATTTCGTTGTAGGTGTTTTGCTCGTTGATGATGACGAGTTTTCGGTTGAGCAGGACATAGTGCTGGGTGTCCGTCCAGTATTCCACTACTTCAAGTTCTTGCTTATTCGGGTCTGCCGTCGATTCCTGGTAGCGCGGCATCGCCTTGAATTCCATGTTTAAGTCGAGCGACGAAATGCCCGTGTTCATCACCGATGTCGTTGAGCGGCCCTCCATGAGGGAGCGTTCGGGCGATTCCTTTGGTTGGTCGAAGTACGATTTCAGAGTTTCAGTATCCGGTAGCATGTTCCCCGGAACTTTACGAAACGCTTTTTCGAGAGCCTCGACGCCCATGTACTCCCGGTGAATGAACGGCCCTTTTGATTTCCGCACATCCGGGCAGCGCAACTTCGGATCGGGGATGCCGTAGCGGACATGGATGTTCTCACAAAATGGTTCGCTCACTTCGACCATTTCGGTTTTCATCACCCACTTGTCGTCACCCGGCGCGTAGGATTTCGCCGGCTGGCCGTTCACCATCGCCACTTTCGGCACACCTTTACGCACACGCTTGCGAATCGGTTTTTTGTATTTCCGCCAGCCTAGTTGCAGGTAGCAGGTGCCGTATACCATGAGTTCCTTGATGCACTTCCGCAACTCTTCCCGAAAGCCCATCTGGGAAAGCTGGTAGTTGACCAATTCCTTACAGGCCCGTGCTACGTCCTGTTTCGTGTTTGGGCGTGAGATGATTTCAAATGGCGGGTCGTCGGCGAACAGCGCGGCCATGGCCTGCGGCATCAGGCTTTCGATGTGCTCGTAGATTAGAGGCACGCCTAAAGAGGCCCGCGGGACGCTAGAGCCTTCCCAAAAGCCCTGCGGAACGCGGAAGAGGTACAAACGGTCGTCCGCGTCCCACTCGACGCTCATGCCCTTCGCAAGTAGGTAGTATTCGCCCCGGTTGAGGTCTTTGAGGACGAGTTCTTTGATTACGTCGTTTTCGCCCAGGGCGGGCGGAAGGGGGATCTGGTCGGCTCGGATTTCCTTCGTAAACGAGATGGGGCTGTCGATCAGAGACATGGTGTGCTAGGGTTAGAGAGCACGGGCGTCATCCCGTCAACCCTGCTCCCAACTCCATATCCTCTCGATCCCACGAAAGGGCAGGCGAATAGAGTTCCGATCCGTACAGTGCCATATCAGCAGCCGTCCGGCTCTGCGTCCGGTAGTACATCAGCCGCGAAATAGCAAACGGGATGCCCCGCAGCTTGAATTTCGGGAATCGGCTGAACTGCAGGTAGAGGTTCGTCAGGTGCGGCAGGTCCGCGTGGAACCAAAGTTGGTTTTCGCGCAGCAGCGGTTCCAACGCCAAGACGTGATTGATCTTGTCGTCATCAGTTTGCGCGTTGCCTCCAAATTTTACCCAGTCCATCGGAAACGATAATCGCATCTTACGCAGCCGCGACATCAAGCCCGGTTCGATCATGCGCTGTTTTTTCGAGTCCTCGAACGCGCACCGCGAAATCGGCCACTTCTGCCAAAAGTCCACCATCAGGTCAATCAGCATCGAAGGCTTGAATCGTCCCATCACCAAATCGACGATGAACAGTCTGCCCTTGGAATCCCAGCCGCCCACCACGCCCACGGCAGGCTCCGCTTCCGCGTCCGCGAAGTTGAATTCCCAGACCATGAAGATATTGAGCAGCCCCGTGTCCGGGTACTTGTCGCGCTTGACCGTATGCTTCACCAGTTCGAGCATTGGAAAATTGTCGGCACTCGCCGGAACCGGGTTGTTGAGCCGTTGGCAGTTGAAAAGGTATGGGTTGTCGTCTTGAATTTCGCAGAGTTCTCGGAGTGTCCAGCGTTCGGGATGCAGGTGGATCAGGTCGCCCGGCAGGTAGGTTTCTGGGATGTGGAAGCCGTTGGCTTTCGCGTAGGCAAGGTCTTCTGTCCAGATCGGGCGGACATGGATTCGCCACTGGCCTTTGTTGGTTTCGATGATGCGCCCGTAGAGGTCAGACCAGTCATAACGGGTTCCCAGGAGTTCGCGGTATCCACGAGGATTGAGTAGATTGCGGGCCAAGTCCCAATCGTCAATCGTTTTTTGAAGAAGGTCGCGAGTCTGGTAATTTTTTTCATGGACAAGATCGTCGCCCGTCACCCATTCGTAGTGTGATCCGGCTTTCACCGATTCTAGCGTGGAAATAGTCAGTGTGGGTTCGCGGCGCGGATTCTTTCGCAACGGGTGCGTCAGGCCGTAGGCTGTGCCGAAATCCGAGGGAGCCAAGCCCCCTTCGCCTTTTTTCTCGCTCCATGGAACCGCGTCGGGGTAGAGGTCACGCAGCGTCGAGTTGCTCAACAAATGCGAGCGCGTTTCTTGGATGGTGCGCTTGACCAACGTTTCGATGCCGGACATTCTAAGGGTTGCAATCTCGGGGAAGTTTACCCAGTTCTGCAAAGCCTTGCCGATGGAGATCGACGTTTTGAATTCGCCGCGTGGATCGAGCACTAGGTAGTTATGGATCGTGTCTTGTTGATCGAACGGGATTTTGGGGTCACTGGGGCCGTACACGTCGCAAACTTGTTGGTGGACGCGCGGCAGCATGTCTTTGTATCCGAGAATGTCGTGGCAGAAGAAAAATAGATCGCGTTGCCCGCGTTCGGCGGCGGAAGGGTCAACCGAGACCCTTCCGATCGCCGGCTCTGGCAACTGCGGTCCGACCTCCTTACTTTTTGGGTTTGATAATTCTGGCGCCGGCTTTTCGAGCTTGACTGAGGGCGATGGCGATGGCTTGCTTCTTGCTCTTGACTTTCGGGCCTTTGGCGCTTCCGCTTCGGAGTTTTCCATGCTTGAACTCGCGCATCGTTGTTGCGACTTTCTCGCTGCCGAGAACTGATTCCACGCTCATAGGATGTCCATAAAACGGGCGCTCAGGTTGCACGGCCCAAGCGCCCAGGCGGGGGATTAACGGCCTGTAACTTTTTCGGTGGCGCTGGCCGACGCTCCGAAGCCGGCGCGGTAGCTTTCCTGCAACTCTTTGCCGGTGAGGTTGACCATCGAGGCAACCGTGTTTTCTCCGCCACCGCCGTGCGTCTCGAACGGATGGCTGATCGGCGCGGTGGAAAAGGTAAGCTCTTTGGTTTTGGAAACGATCTCATCTGCCATGGACATACGGATTCTCCTTAGAAAGTGTTCTTAGCGTCCTTAATCATTGGCGGGCGATTGGCCTTCACTTGCGCCTTTGCGCCGCCCAGCGGGTGCATGTAGCTTGGGTTGCTTCCGCTGGAATTCGGGACTGGCAATTTGTACGACTCATTGAGGCCGTGCCCATCCTGAATCGCCGCGCGAAACGGATTGTTCATCGGGTGGCCCTTCGGGATGTGCGGCTTTTGCATGATTGGAATAGAGAGCACGAGATTTCAGCGGCGAAGATTCTGTGGCGTTCCCAAGTGCCCGAACTGGGCCTTGTAAACATCCGGGGTGATGCCGTGCTTGGCGAAGATTTTCTCGCACATCACATTGAAGAGATCGCGCTGTGCTGTCGTCATTTTGCTAGGGGAATACTCCCGGATTTCGTTCATGGCTCGCATGAGTCTGGTTTCCTGATCCAAGGTCGCCAATTCTTTTTCCTGCTTGGCGTTGTAGACGACTGAATTATTACCTTGACGCTGCCCTGTGTCTTTCAGCTCATTGCCGCTGAAATCCACGAGCAAGCCGTCTTCGCGGTGCTCCATAGTTTCCCTCCTAAAAGTCGAGCGGCCAGCCCGCAGGCCAGCGCGAGAAAGGTGAGCTTGATACTCCCCACGTCTAAAGACGGGGGATTCTAGGCGGCTCACGCCGCCCTTAACTGTTTCAACCAGCGTTGCTGGCTTTCGCCAGACTGACACACTGTCCGCAGTCGTTTAACGACTCCATGTATCCCAAGGCGTCGAGAATTCTGATACCTTCCGCTTTCAAAATAAAAACAGCACGTCGCATTTTACTTCCCCATGCTCGTGCCGCCGATGTTATCGGTGAAGTCATTCTGTGCTCCTCCTCCGGTATCTTGGCGGTTATCCCCGCCCGAGGGTGCCCGGTTTCGCTTGAGGAAGCCCCCCCCTTGCAGACGTGCCGCGAATTACGCCGCCGCCCGCTGGGGTTGAAGCCCCAAGCATCCCGCCTGTGGACATGAAGCCGGGATTGGAAGAAAAGTTGTGGGGATTTTCGAGTGTGTCAAGACCGCCAGGATTACCGCCCGCGAAGCCGGAACTTTCGGAGTTCGGTACGCCAAATTTCAAGTCCTGCTCGCGTTTTTCGGCTTCGATGGCTTCTGTACTCACGTCGTTACCGTACTGCCATGATCCGGCGCGAGCTACAATGTCCGAAAATTCTGCCGCCCCTGTTCCTTGCCCGCCCTTGACCCCACGCTTGTTCACAATATCCATGGATGCCTCCTAGTACCAGATTATCAGAGCAGCGGTGCTCGCCGACGCATAGGCGTTGATGACTTGCCAGCCCGTCGTGCCTGCTTTGTTGTTCTCGGGAAGATTCAACTTTTGCGGGCCAGCCCAGATAATTTGCGATTGCAGCGCGACTTCACAGGTCCCCTGGGCAAGCACATTTCCGCCGAGATCTGTGACTTGGACGGTGTCGCCCACCGCGTTCGGGTTGTACCATTCGATGCGCTTGGCTTGGATCGGCCTGTGTGCAAAGACGACAGACGTTGTGGCCGTCAGTGCGGGCGCCGGAATAATCATCGGATCGGTCGTCGGAGTGAAAACTGCCATTTCCTGTTCTCCTGCTACGAATTAGAGAGCACGAGCTAGGTTCCCGCGCCCATCATCATTAAACTGTTGGGAGATGCAACGACCGCACTCGAACTTGGCGTGAATATAATTTCTCCCGCGATGCCTGCCCAAGTAGCAAGCGACACGCCGCCCGTGCAGGTCACGCTGGTCGCACTTGCCGCTGTATTGTCTCCGGCACTCACGCGAGCTCCAAGGGTTATAGCGTACTGTCTCTCGTTTCCACTGGTCCAGCTCGTTAACGTTTGCGGCCCGACAAAAGCTGCCACCATGAAATCGTTGGCATTCTTGAGCGTGAGGGAAATAGTAGGATCACCGCTGCTTCCAGTATTGGTCTGGATGTTGGTCGCGCTCACGGCCATCGTGCCGCCGCT